TTTCATTTTTTAGTATCTGGTGAGTGTTATACACACAGAGGAGTTAGGAGTGATGAGCCTTTCTATGAAATACTAAATCCAATTGATGTGGACTATGATAAAGATCCTGATGTGGACTTTGTAGAAGACGGAGACTGGGCTATAGTTAGGAAGTTTGCTCATGCATCTACAATCATAGATATGTATAGAGAAGAGTTAACTGATAAGCAGATTGACAAACTAGAAAATCCTTCAGAGTTTACAAGAGATTCGCATATGACTCAAGGATACTCTCTGTACGGACAAGAGCAATATAGAAGTAGATTGATAGAAGTAAACATAGTTTACTGGAAGTCTATGAAACGTATTGGTTTCTTAACATACATAAATCCTGCAACAGCAGAAGAAGAAGTTGAGATAGTTGCTGATGGATTTGAAATGCCAGAACAGCTAAAAGAGTTGGGGGCTACTATATCTTACGAATGGGTAAATGAGGTATGGCAAGGAACTAAGATTGGTGATGAGATATATTTAAAGATGTCTCCCCTAGACAACCAAAGAAACTCTATTAATAATCCATCAGAGTGTAAGTTACCTATCAATGGTAGAACTTATTCTGATATAAACTCGGATAATGTATCTCTAGTAGGATTAGGCGTACCATACCAAATCAACTACAATATTTATAAGTACAGACTAGAGATTGCTATTGCAAAGTCAAAAGATATTATTGCACAGTTTGACATCAATATGATACCAAAGAAATGGGACATGGACAAGTTCATGTACTATGTTGATGCAACTGGTATTGCATGGGTAGACTATAATAAAGAAGGATTACAACTTAATCCGCAGCATCAAGCTGTATTAGATATGTCTATCAAAACTATAGGCCAATACATACAATTGTTAGAATCTATTATGCAGGAGTTTGAAAAGCTTCTAGGTGTAAATAGACAAAGACAAGGTAGTGTAGGTAGATATGAAGGTAAAGGAACTAGTCAGCAGGCTATCATACAATCATCACATATTACAGAAGATATATTCCGTAAGTTTGCTGCGTTAGAGCAAAGAGATATGCAAGCTCTATTAGATTACTCTAAAGATGCATGGATCAAAGGTAAGAATAGTATGTACTATATGGGTGATGGTACACAAGAGTTTTTATCAATAGATCCTACAGATTACTCTGAAACTAACTATGGTATCTTTGTAAGCAATGCATCTGCAGATTTAGAGAAGAAGCTAAAAGTAGAGCAGTTAGCTCAAGCTATGATACAGAATGGTACACCAGCATCTATTGTAGCAGAAGCTATAGACTCAGATAGCTTTACAACAATCAAGAAAAAGATTGAAGAAGCTGAGAAGTCAATGCAAGAACTACAACAAGCTCAGCAGGCAGCGCAGCAAGAGATGCAAGAAAAGCAACTACAAGCACAACAGCAACAAGCTCAAATGAATCAAGCCAATGATGAGGCAAATAGAAATACTCAGATTGAGGTAGCCTTAATAAATGCTGAAGCTAACAAAGATCTTAAGATGGCAGAGTTACAACTTAAAGCTCAAATAGCGGAAGATCAAGCAGAGGATAATGATCGAAAGCTTGATATAGAAGATAAAAAAGCTGATGCCGCAATAGCTAAATCAAAACAGAATGCTAACAAATAGTCAGAGACTTAAAATAATTGCTGAAGCTAAAAGGTCTGGTTATAAGGGATCTTACCTAGACTTATTAAAGCAGTATGAGCATGGTGGGTTTTCAGATGCGGGAATGACCGGTATGATGAAGGCAAAGATTGCTATGGAGAATCAGTTTGGTAATAACCCAGCTATAACACGAATGGTAAAGCCAACTATTAATTCATATGATTTTGGTGATGGTAGAACAGGAACTCATGACATGGGTAGCTATGGTAAGTTTGCTATACCAAATATACAAGATGTAGATGGTACTTTACAATATACAGGTCCTAGAATAGATGAAGCTATTAAGTTTGATCGTGTGGACGATGCAACATACTTTGCAGAAAACTATAAAGATGTAGCACCAATGCTTAAGAGACCCTATAGCAATGGTGGTCCAAAGATGCCTACTGTAAATATACCTGAAGTAGAAATATCAGCACTTACAGATGAAACTTATGATAAGCTAAGTCAATCACAGAAAAAGTTATATGATTTATATCAGACTAAACAGGGAACTAGGCAGACTATACCTATTAATGTTGGGAGAGATAGGAAAGTTACACAAGATATACATTACCTAGATGCTTTAAATTTAGCTGCTAGAAATCCTACAACTCAAATATACAATACTCCTCTTAATCTACCTTTTGTGAATGATATGAAAATGGATGACGATGGGTCCTTTAGAGCACATTATCATCCAGCAAGTGGTAACATTCATACTCCTGGCCTAGCTGCTAATATAAAGAAAGCTAGTAGGCTTAATAGCTATGTTGTGTATGATACGGACAAGGATATTGTTACAGATATGAATTTAGGTGATCCTCAAGATCTAAGAAGAGCTCGTAGTAGTGGTAACCTTACAGCGTATAATCCTGCGTTTCCGAGCCAGAGAGAGTTTCTTGAAAGCGATCCTGCTAGAAGAGCTCAAATGATAGAGAATCTAAAACGTACTCCTACTTCAGAGCAGATAGACAAGGCTGCATCAGAAACTCTTAGTACAACTTTTGAAGAGTATGCGCATGCAGATGGTGATACCCATCATCCTATGCAGAACTTTTTTGGGCGAGCTGTTACATTTGGAGATAGAATACGTAGAGGTATTAAAGAAGGGAGTTATCCTGATGCTTCTAATTATAGTTCTAAGTATGATCTTGAATATCATACTCACAACGCACCAAATAGTGCAGTAAATCAATTAGCTGATAGATATGGTATGGATCAATATGACATGGTTAATAGGAAGCCTACCCTAGGACAATATAGTTTTCCCCTAGTTGAAAACACGAGTGTAATAGGTGATCCTCGAAGACTTAGAACAGATTATGATCCTGGTCTTACTAAATTTAAAAGAGCTGGGGGTTTTGCTAACTTACCTGATCCTGACTCTAAACCAACAATGTCTCAGTCTTTACAAAGATTTATGAAGCAAGAGCATATGCCTCCTATGAAAAATTTTGAAGAAGGCGGCATGAAAGATTCTAGTCCTCAACAATATCAAGTAGAGGTAATTAAATATCCACTTGGTTATAAAAATATGCCTCCTGGTCATATTGAGTCAAGGATATTAAATGTAGATGATTTACCAGAGGAGTATGGTAATGTATCAAAACAATTAAATCCATGGCCTGAAGGAAATAGAGGAGTCTATTATAGTCCAGAACGTAATTATGCTCCAGGCGTTGAAACAACTGTTTTAAGTTTAAATAAAAAAGATTTAGAAACTTATTTGGATGCAGCTCAAAAAGGTGATTATAATTTTTTAAGTAATAACTGTGCAGATCAAACATGCGCAGCTTTTGGACTAGATCAGTCTAAGTATACGGCACTAGGAGTAACAACACCGCAACAAGTATTTGATGCACTTAAAAATGATCCAAGAGCAGTTAAGGGATCAACAACTGGGGATGACACAGCGGTAGAAGATACATTAAAAAAAGTTATTGATTTTTCATCTTCATTTATCAATCCAATAGAGGCAGCATCTAAAACCTATAATGCTGCGGTAAGTTTGGCTAATAAGTCTGCAAAAGCATTTAAAAAGTCGGCAGCTAGATATGAGAAAGCAATAGCGGAATCAAAGGCATCTGCTAGAAATAGAGAAGATGGTGGACTTTCTTCAGATAGTGACAGTACTATAGTTCAGAAAAATGATCCTTTAGTAAATGCAGTGCAGATAGCAGCACGATCTGAAGATGAGTTAAGATTTGATGAGAAAGGAATTGCGTATGATATTAAAACTGGAGAAAGATTTGGAGGTAATATAATTAGAGCAGAAGATTCTACATCTAATTCTCTAGAAGGTAAAATAGGACTACAGCATTCTCCTTATGGAAGATCGTCTTCTGGTAAAACAGATCCTAACAATCTGTACTATACAAACTATACCACTGGCAAGGTATATACTAAAGGGGAATACAAGAAATTGTTGAATACCTACAAAGTGCTATATAATAAAACGCGTAAGGAAACAGAATAGGAACTATAAAATTTAACATAATAATTATAATTTTGCAAAGATATGGACAATAAAGAGAAACTTAATTTAGATGATATTACCTTCGATAGTTTTATTGATGGTGGTGTAGCAACAACTAGTGAAGAGCAAGTAGCTAGTGAGCTTGCAGTAGATGAGCCTCAAGATACAACAATTGAGGAAGATCCAAAATCTGAAGAGATTGAGGACATAGAAGAAACGGAAGAAGAGATAGATGAGATTGAAGAAGAAAAAGTTGAAGAAGCAGTTTCAGCTTCAGAAGATGGAGTAGAAGCTACAACTACAGAACCAGCAGAGACAGCAGTAGTTAGCGAAGTTCTTTCAAATCTTGGTTATGAAATGGAGGGTGAGTATGATGATACCGTTGAAGGATTGACAACTCTTACAAAAGATGTTGCATCTACAATGGCAGAAGAGCAGCTTGATAATTTATTTGATCAGTTCCCTGAAATACAAAAGCATTTAGAATATGTATTATCAGGTGGAGATTCAACTCAGTTCTACCAAATGGGAAGCAGAATGCAAAGTATTAGTAATGCAAATATTACAGAAGACAATGCACTTATGCAAAAAGCAGTATTAACAGAATACTTTAGAGTGAAAGGACATGAAGATGATTTTATAGCTGATTTACTTAATGACTATGAATCAAACGATAAACTATATGCTCAATCTGTAAAAGCAAAAGAAGCTCTAGTAAAATATGAGAACGCTCGTCAAAATGAGGTTATGCAGCAGCAAAAGCAATCTCAAGAGCAGCAGCAAGAAGAGGCTAGAGAATTTTGGGATAATGTAAATAGTACTATCCAAGACTCAAGAGAGTTTTCAGGAATAGTAGTACAAGAAAGAGATAAGAAAAAATTCTTTGATTACATATCTAAGCCAGTAGATTCTCAAGGAAATACCAAAAGAGATCTAGATCATAGTGAGGCGGATATGGATGTTAGGTTAGCAATTGACTATCTAATGTTCAAAGGGTTTAAACTAAATGATATTATCAAAGCAAAGGCTAAAACAGAAACAGCTAAAACTTTGAGAAAGCAGATTAGGTCTAACAAGACCACATCTGTAAAAGGTGCAAAAGGTATAGGTAAAACTAAGTCAACAGATTTAGATAACTTAGATCTTAGCTTAACAAGTCTATAGGACGAATCTATAGCAATTAAATTTTTTTAAAATGCGAGTATTAAAAACTTATTACAATGATTCGCAAATGACTGACACTAACTCGTTAGTTAATGCGTTAATGGAAAAGCCTACTGAGCTTTCTCCAATTATTACACATCTCGCAGGACGTGAGGATAGAAAGTTTCCTCTAACTATGTTAACAGAGGGTGTCGGTAACACCGTATCTATTGATAGATTTGAATACGAGTACCGAGTGAAGTCTCATACTCAGCATATTCGTCCTGTAGTAGCAAGCGCTGGTAACGGCCTTGGAGGTGCTGTATTTCAAATTACTTTCCCAGACAAGTGGTTCATATTCCCTTATACATTGGTTTCTCAATCAGGTGTATTAGCGAGAATCATGAGTGAGCCAACTCCAGTTGAGGGAGGTTATCAGTATGATTTAAAACTAGTTAACCCAAGTACAACTCTATTTGCTCCAGCAGCTGATGTAGCAGCAGGCGCAATGTGGGGTCAATTGTACGCTAACGTAGGTGTTGACTTCTCAAGAGGTAATGCTTCTAACTGGACTGCTCCAGGTTTAGTACGTAACAAAATTGGTACAGTACGTAAATCTTATCACATGTCTGGTAATGCAAAAGATTATGTTGCAGAGTTTGAATTACCAACTAAAGAAGGTTCAACTACTAAGTTATGGATGGACTATGAAGAGTATCAGCACATGTTACACTTCAAACAAGAGTGTGAGTTAATGTACATGTATGGTGAGAAAACTTATGATAATAATGGTGTAACTACTATGACAGATGAGAACGGACAGCCTGTTATCTCTGGTCCTGGTTTATTACAGCAAATTATCAATAAGGATACTTATTCTACATTAACTGAGAATAAACTTAAAAATGTAATTGGTGACTTATTCTACGGAATGACTGATGCATCTCAAAAGCAAATTACTCTTTACACTGGAACAGGTGGTATGAGAGAGTTTGATGAGGCATTAAAGAATCACTTCTCTGCTGCTGCTAACTCATTTAAAGTTGGTGGTGAGAATAGATTCATCACAGGTGCAGGTCGTTCATTAGGATTGACTGGTTACTTTACAACATATGAGCACGTGGATGGACACGTAGTAAACGTTGTTAAACATGATATGTTTGATCACGGTCCAGTAGCACAAGCTCGTGCAAAACACCCTGTTACAGGATATTCATTAGAATCTTACCGTATGGTATTTGTTGATAACTCTAACTATGATGGCCAAGCCAACATTCAGATGATCAACAAAAAAGGTCGTGAGTATTTAAGATGGGCAGTAGCTGGTTCTGTTGTACCTAAAGGGTTCAGCGAGTCAGATTTACGTGCATCTGATGTAGACGGGGCGTCTGTACACATGTTAAAGACTGGTGGTATTGTATTGAAGAGATTTGATACTTCACTAGACATCGAGTGTGTACGTTCGTAAGAGGCGTTAATCGCAGTCTATATATCTGGTTTCTCTGAGATGAGGGGGGTGTCAAAACCCCCCAAATCTCTATTTATATAAGAAAGTAGGGTTGAGTATTCTTACAAGCCCGAATGGAAAATTAATTTAAAGAACTTAAAAATGACAAGAAAAATAGTTATTAGGAGACAAGAGACTAAGAGTTTCTTACCTAAAGAGATTCAATTAGAATCAAGAATGTATCTAAGTAGTGTATACAAAGATAGGCAACCGCTAAGAGGCTTTAGCCCGGCAGATTGCAAAAAATATTTAGATGGGCTTCTAGATGTAGGAGCTGATCACGTTGACTGGCCAAAGTATGAAAAAGCATACTGGGCAGACATGACAATAAGTGTTCCCTTTGCGGGAGTAGAATTAGACATCTCTGAAGATGAAGATGGTAATCCAATTGTTATAGAAGATTGGATTCGATACAAGTGGGCGCTAAGACACCCACAGGTAGCATCTAGTAAAGATGAAATGGAAGGAGACTTTTTAAAAAGGTTTTACATTTTAGATAATCAGAAAGAGATAAGAACTAAGAACAATAAAATACAAGTTCTTAAAGATGCTGATAAGGAGTTTATTAAAGCTTCAGGAAGTTTAGATAAGATGAAGCATATTGTGCGACTAATGTCTAACACAACTAATCCTGATACTCTGACAAAAGAAGAGTTAGAGAATTTGCTTTATGAACTTAAAAACTCTAAGCCTGGTAAGTTTTTGAAGTATGCAACTGATAAGAACTTAGAATTAAAGGCACAACTAGAAGAGATGGTTAGTTTAGAGATCTTACGTAAGATTGGTAACCAGATCATCTATATTGATGAGATTTTAGGTGATACTATGAATGATGCTGTAATTAAGCTGAATGACAAGAAGAACTCTGGAAAGCTCATGGAACTAAGAGCTAAATTAAAAGACGCTAGAGCTTAATGAATATACAAGAGATGCACATTGCGGTCAATCAAGGGGTGGATAAAATCCACTCCTTTCAGGCCGACTTAATTCTACCTGAAGAGATAGATATAGAGCTGAATAAAAATATACATAGATTTATCAGCCAAAGATTTAACTCAAAAGGTAATAAGTATGGAGTAGGGTTTGAAGAAAGTCAAAAGAGAATTGACGATCTTAGAACTTTACTTACTGAGGTGAATCTCGTACCATTATTTAAAGAGCAGGTATTAACTAATATATTTATTGATACTGTAGATTTTCCAGTAGATTATTATCATTTAATAAGAGTTAGTGCTCACACAGCTGTGTATAGATGTAAACCATTAACAACTGAGAACATAACTGTAAACGGTTTTCAATTTTTTTCAGTACCATCTACAGCTATATATACAACAGAGAAAGGATTTGCAACTGCATTTAATATAGGAACTGATTCTACATATCTTGAGACTTCATCTTACTTATTGCAAGAGATTGATAGTTTACCAGATTTTGAAAATTTTGAAGCAGTTATTACTTATTTGACTGATCCTGTTAATTTAGTTCCAGGTGTAGAAATATATTGGCAGCAATACCAACAGGTATTTCAAGCTAATAGCTTTATAGTTATAATAAATCCTAATGTATTTGAAGATCTTGCTGATGACGCAGGACTTATAAATGGTGATGTAATAATTCAAACTGTTTTAGGAGGAGGAGATACAGGACTTGCTGCAACTACTAATTTAATATATGGAGGACAGTCTCCTGCTAGTTATGTGCGACAGCCTGTAGATTATAATTTAGATCAAATGACTATAGGAGTTTATGCTGCTAAGTTTTCTCAACACGATGATATATACAAAATGTTGGGAGATCCTTTTAACAAAACAAACCATAAGGCGCCATTATACACAATTACAGATAACAAGTTAGAATTATACAGTAATGATATATTTATAATATCTAACGTAAAAATGTTATACATAAGAAAACCTGCAACGGTTTCATTATCTTTGCAGGTAAACTGCGATCTTCCTGATAACGTACATCAGGAGATTGTAGACATGACGGTAGCTACGATCTTGGGTAATATCTCAGATCCTAGATACCAGATCGGATCTGTAGAACGTCTACAGTCTGAATAACCTAATTATTAACGTAGTCATATGACTACACAAATTTTAAAACTATGAGTCATAGTGGAATACAACGACTAACTTTTGTTGGTACAGATCAAGACTTGACTGTTGCAGGAACAGCTTATGGAGCAATTGCTTCAGGAGCAATAGGTATTTGGGATGTAGACGCAGCTACATACCTATCAGCAGCTGAATCTTTCCTAGTAACTAACTTTGTTGATGCTACAGCTGGAGCTGGTACTACAAACGTACAGTTACCAGAAGCAATTGTACCTAAGAGATTTCAAATTGTTCAAGGACAAGCTAGTGGAAATCCTAAATGTTCACCAATTATCTATTCGGATGATGTGATTAAAATCAACACACACCCTGCTGCAGCTTCAGTAGCTGCTAATAGTAGTGTTGATGTATCAGGTGCTGCTGTTGCTGTAGGTGAAGTTCACAGCTACAAGTTTGTTATTAAAGCATTAGATACTTCATATCAAAACTTTATAGCTCCTGGAGATGATGAAAGAATTTCATACATAGGACAAGTAATTAACTACGAGCGTGTTGCTACTTCAGCTGTACTAGATACTGAATTTGCTGCTTTAGTTACTGAGTTTAATGCAATTGATAATATGCCTTTTACAGCTTCTTATACTGCTGGTACTGATGTATTAGTATTTACTTGCGATTTAGAGGGAGTAGGCTTCCAATTACTTTGTGATTTTGACGGTCTATCAACTGCACCTACTGTTACAACAGTAACTAACAATGCATTTGTTTTAGGTAATGGTGATGGTAAAATTATTGCTGGTCAAGAAAAAATGTCTAGAGCATATTTCGGACGCCACAACAATATTTACTTGCCGCAGGATGAAACTCTTTACGCAGTAACAACGTCTAACTACGATACCATAACTTTAACTTGGGATCAGTCTAACAAAGGACATGCTAATCCATGGTTGTTTACTGGTGAGAACTCTATAACTATTGCAGTTATTGATGGTCTTACTACTCAAACTAATTGGAATGCTGCTTGGAACTTTACTCTCGGTACAAAAGATGCTGAGGTTTACAATAAGCACAACCGTTACGTTGGATAATAATTAATTAATATCATCCCCTGAAATATGGGGATGATTTTTTATTTTTAAAAATTTAAGATATGCCTAATATTCCAAGCCTTACAGGTATTGCAGGAGGGATGCAGAGTGCAATGCTGACAAACATAAATGCAGGTTTCAATGCCACAATAACCAGAGACTGTAAAACTATAACAATAACTTTCGTTCCAAAAAACTTTGACGAAGATGTAATTATAACGGGCTTTGTGAATAACAATGCTGTTGAGATAAATGACAATGTTTTTACTCCTGAACAATTATCTGCAGGAAATACAACATTAACATTAACTCAAGCACAACCATTTGCAGGTATATATGTATTTGCTTTCAATCAGGGAGAGCACAGTTTTAGTACAGCAGTTCTTGCTGGCTGTGCATTAGATTGCTGTTTAGGAGATGCAATGGATGATTATTTAGCCTGTCCTTGCGATCCAGCAAAATCTCCAAAACTAGAAAAAGCAATGAAGATTTATTTATTACAAACTGCTGCAAGAGCAGATTTGGAAGGATTTTTTATAAACGCTTCAAGAGCAACAGAAAAATATAATAAAGCTATTAACCTGTGCACGTCCAGTTGTGGGTGTGGATGCTAATAATAATACATGGCTGGTAATACAAGATTAACTATAACAGGGCAGCTAGTTGATATAAAACGACTGCAAGGTCCTGGTCATGGCCCAAACTATAATCCAGATTTTGAGGGAGCTGGAGGTCCAGGAGGTAAATTTTTATATCAAACTGTTAAGCCTGGACTACCTGTTGGTATAAATAAAATTATATTTGTAGTAGATTTTCTTCAGCAGGAAGGGATAAATGCACCAGGAGCCATACTTACAGGTAACATTCAAGCAGCTTTAAATTTTGCAGAAGGAATTGTAGATGGATCGCCTACAGGATCAGATGCTTTTACTTTTGGTAACAGTCTTAGTACAAAGCCTTTTGAGGTAGTTATAGATGGATTTTCAGTACCATCAACAGATATAGGATACATAGCAGGAACTTTGCCAGACAGTGGTATATTTGGAAGTCAGGGTTATGCTATATTTATTAAAAATAGTGCTACAGGAAATGATGTTTTAGATAAAGCTATTGAACAAGGTATTAATGATTATACTGGTAACCCTCTTTCAAAAGATAACTTTTTTAGTTTACAAGTATATTACAAAATGTATGTTAATGCTGATAATACTATAGCTTGGTGTAGAAAGCCTATAGATATTCCGCATGCTATTAGAGTTCCTGTAGGACAAGTGTATGGTTTTAATTTTGGTAACATGAATGCCAATCTTAATAATTTAGGCATCAATCAAGAGAATGCTGATGGTACTCCATTTGGAACTAATGATAGTTTTCATGCATCTGCTTTTTATTTCTTAAGACAAGGACTTCATATAGGGTCAGGCCAGGTAGCTACAAAAATGATTACTGGGGCTTTTTATACTCCTAAAAAATCTAGAACTTTTGATAGTTGGAATCAATTTGCTCATTCTTCACCTGTAACAACAGTTGATGGCTTGACAGGAAGTGGACTTGTAGCAAATCAAGATACCTCTAGATTTGCTTGGAATACTTTATACCCTTTCTCTGATAATCCTACTGACCCTGGAGAATATAGCCCAAGTTTACATGATCAATATTTTTTAGCAACAAGCTATGAAATAATTAAAGGTGGACTTTACTCTACTCAAGAGCCAGTACCTATTAATTCTAGTGGTACTGAATTATGTTCTCATGATGATGGAACAGATGTTTCATCTCCTGGACTACAGTCTGGTGTAATAAATGCAGGAAATACTCCAGCAAACATTTGGACTTATCCTCTTTGGCAAAGGCTAGGTGAGTATGTTTTTGTTCTTAACTCTCCCGGAGATATTAGTAGTATTTCAAATAATTATAGTTATGGTGTTTATAAGTATTCTGGATCAACTGAACCTCAAGGTAATAAGATAGACCCTTTTAATGCTGATAAGTATTCAGGGACTGCAGGATATAGTGCAATGTATTTTTCATTTGCAGATCTTCAAGAAACTATTCCAGATCAAATTGATGTTGAGGGATGTACTCACCCTGCAGCATGTAATTATGACCCAGAGGCTACTACTGACAATGGTACATGTACTTTCCCTGAGTTTTATATATATGCTCCTGCAGACATAACATCATCTGCATTTACAGTTGAAGGGTCTTCAGGAAGTTCTCTTTTAACAGGAGCTGTATTTTCTATAGATTTTGGAGATAATGCAGAATTAGACCCTTATGAGGGAACAAACAATCCTTTCTTTAATGGA